CAAAGGTTACGGTGCGCTGGCGCGAAGAGCGCACGCAGGGTGTGATCAGTGACCGTGGCCTCTTCCCAATTGTCAGGGAAATTGGAATTCGCCGAGCCGATGCCCGAGATGGCGACGATGCTCCAATTCTGCAAATTGACATGTCTGACTTCTGCACAAATCAGCGCCATGCAATTGACCGAGCAAAATATGAATGCCAGCTGCGCAGGTATGTAACGCATTCAGTTGGCTTTAAGACTGTGCCCACCCAGGCAATACTTTCGGTTGGAAGCATTATTAAGCTTGGCATAGAAACTGTTAATTACAATCAACCACAAAACGGTGCAATATCTAGTACTGGCGAGGTTACGTCATGGGAACCTCTTGCTGACGGCGATTACGAAGTTCTTCTCTGGGATGGTGTAACGCTAGGAGAAACAACGCTTGCCATCCGCAAGGGGCGTAGCAGGACAATAAAGAATGCAGTTTTCTGTTTGCAGACAAGCTCCGTAAAAGCAGAAACCTATCGCATTCAGTCAATTGGTTTTGATGAAGATGGTAACGTTGATATTGAAGCGATCTACTGGCCAACTGATGACGCCGGGTTCAGTAGACTGGTTTCAGACTTCGGCGACGAGAACTTCGTTCTTGAGGGGGCAATATGACAACAGCCATTCAGTTTCCCGCCCTGCGCCCTACGTCTAGGACGTATACACCTGGCACTTTCCCAACCAAAAGGTTCGTATCCGTTAGTGGTGCTGGCACTACGCGCTTGTATGGCAGCAAGTCATCGGAAGCTCGCTTGCAGCTTCAGTTTGTTCTGGGCGATGAAGATGTTCGACTGTTGGTAGATTGTTGGCATGACGCAAAAGGAGATTACGTGCCACTTACACTTAGCAACAGCGTCTTCACTGGTGTTGGAGAAGATTTGCTTGGTGGTATTCCAACCTATCTAAACTGGCGATGGGCGGAGCCTCCGTCCGTTGAATCCCTCTTCCCTGGCCGTTCTCGTGTAACGGTAAACCTGCTCGCAACGCTGGACCTCTGACATGGTACTTACTGGATCCGATGGGCAGCTGCGATTCAATGGGCAGTTGATTGGCAAGGTGCGGCAATGGAGCTTGAGTGTCAGCAAGGATGCAATTGATGACACGTCGATTGGAGATGTAGATCGAACATATGTTGAGGGTATGCGCTCCACGACAGGATCTGCAACAATTATGTACGATCCAAACAATGCAAACGCTGCCTCTTTGATGAATTCTATTTTCCAGAACGGTAGCGCCAGCCAGAGTCTTAGTTTTGTTTTCAATAAGGCGCTTGGTACTAGCTTTGTTTGCACTGGTTTTATTACAAGCGTCAACCAAAGTGTTTCCGTTGGTGACATTCAAGCGGTTAGTGTTAACTTTCAAGTATCTGGCAAGCCCTCTGGAGCCTTCTAATGGCAGTTCTCGGCGTAGGCGGAAAGCTTGTACTGCGTCGAGAGGCGCCAGATGCGGTGCTTTGCAGTGACGATGCTGTTGACACGAGCACTAGTAAAATTCGTGGGTTTGACTCAAATTACTGGAACGGAGACAAGGTAACGACATTTTGTCTCCCCGTCATGGGGGATGGTTTTCCTGTAAATCCAGAAGGGTATGCTACTTACTTTGGCAGCAAGTGGTACTTAGGGCCAAATCGCACCCACATTTCGTCTAATAGTGATTCCTTTTATAAGGGAGTTGCGGAGACCTACCCAGATGGTCAGGCCGGTAATGCTGCACAATTTTACTCAAGAGTTGGTGATACAGTTGGCGGTAGCACAATCGAAGACTGTAAGCAGCTTGACTACTGGATCCATATAGATGACCTTGGATATGCAAGCTTCTATGAAGACAGGTGTGGTGGACTGGCTGGAAGCAACAGGAATAGAGTGCAGTTGTATCCAGTAGCGGGCAATATAGGAATTGCCCCTCACGGAAGTACGGAATATGCAAATGCAGTTTGGGAATGTGTACGTGGCTTCTCTATGTATGAATTTAGCGATTTCCGTGACAGCGTAACCCTAGTAAGTATCTGTGCTGACGCTCCTTTCTATGAGTCTCCTGTCGCTGGCAGTGCAGAATACGATAACGCCGACTTGCAACCTCGTGGCTTGAGCCAGGGATCAGCATGGCCCTATTGGCAGGTCATCGCAGATTTACGCGAATGGACCCTGCAGTTGTCCGCTCCAACAATTGACACCACCGCAATTAGTGAGAAATTCGGCGAGGCCGTAAAGTCACTTGTTAGCGGATCTGGCAGCGCAGAATTTTTAGTTGACAGGAAATGCTTTGATGACAACAACGACAACGGGTTAATGCTTATGAAGTTAGTTTTGATGACCGAAAAGGGTTGTAAAGCGCGTGCGATGTTTTATGTTGTAAACAACAACAATAATCAAGGCGAAGACATAGGCTCTGTTGAGACGGGCGATCTCTATTATTCAGCAGAGCTTCTTGTTACAAGTTCTGCCGTAAGCCTGCGCCCCACTGACATTGTTGCAGGGACGGTCAATTTCGCGACGACTGGTGCAGTTAGACTGCTGGAAGCACCTTAGTTGACTCGAACGTGTCAAAGATCAACCGCGCCGGACAGTCTGGATCGCTCGGCAACGTAGACATTCCTCAGTCTGGCTTCCGTGCCCAAATTGATGCCCTGACTGACGCTGTAAGGCAGCTTGGCGGTAATCCCGAGATTGCGGCAGGTGCCGGTGTTGTCAATGATCCGCTTAGCGCGCCATATATCCTCTATGTAAACAGCTACACCGGGAGCGATACGTTTGTTGCTGGTGATTATGCCAGTGCCGACAACGGCACGTTTGAGCAGAAAGTTCGCAGGATCAGCCTGCAGCGTCTTGAATGCGGTTACACGGAAGCCCGCCCCTTTAAGACGATCAACCGTGCCGTCATTGAAGCTGGCATCATTACCAGTCGTGACTACCTGACCCTTGGCCCGATCTGTGGCGATCTAGTCACGATTGTCGTTATGTCCGGGATGCACGAGGCTCTAAATGGCCCCGGTCTCGAAAACTTAACCGCCAACTTTCCGACATGGAGCGCCAATAAAGTCCCAACAACGCAAGAGCTGCAAAGCTTTAATCCTTACAACGGTAGCGGCATTATTCTTCCCCGTGGATGCAGCTTGGTAAGTCTGGATCTCCGCAAAACAAATATTACGCCAAGCTATGTTCCGTCCATCGCAGACGAAGCGGCGAATTACAGCAATCGTGCCGCTATCTTCCGTGTAACTGGCACTGGCTATTACTACGGCTTTACTTTCTTGGACAAGCGCGACTACCTAGAGTCGCACCATCTGCTTGACTGCTTTGCTTTTGCTGGTTCCGCCAGGACTGATGAGTTCTACAGCAAGATCTTCAAGGCTTTCGGCGCTGTTGCTGGTATCAGTGAAGCCCTGACGCAAACGCGCAACAGTGAAGTTCAGATCGTTGGCCCAGCACCTTCGCCGGGTCTGCAAACCGAGGCGACAGATACGGTCAACTCGGCAAGTCCCTATATCTACAACTGCTCCATTCGGAGTACTTACGGTCTTTGTGGCATCTTCGCTAATGGCGCAGACGTGACCGGCTTTAAGTCGATGGTTGTCGCGCAGTTTACTGGTGTCAGCCTGCAAAAAGATATGCGTTGCTGGCAAGTCTACAACGCCGGCAACTGGTCTAATTACACCTATGGCGATTACGAAGACTACATTGACGAGGCTCCTGATAACGTCCGGATGGACCCAAATCGCCGGAGCTTCCATGTTCGGGCCATAAACCGTGCCATCATTCAGGAAGTTTCGGTCTTTGCGATTGGGCAGGGCGTCCACCACTGGGTTGAGTCTGGTGGCGAGCTAACGGTCACGAACTCGAACAGTAACTTTGGCGGTTGCGCTTCTGTTGCTGAAGGCTTCATTTCCGAAACCTTCGAGACCGATACAAACTGGAACATTGCGAGTATTAACGTTGCCCGCGACATCTCTGGACTTGCTAACAAATGGCAGCGTTACGATATCGGTACTCTTGCGGAAAGCGTAAGCAATAGCGCAACCACTATCACGCTTACGGTGAACCTTGAGGGCGGTATTGACAATAAACCCACAGTCTTGGAAAGGAATGGTTACTCTTTAAGTAATTACGGAGGAACAAGTTATATCTGGATCGAAAATCCGAATGGTGTTGATTATTACGCTCCCCTTGCTGGTGTCGCTTGGGACCCACTGAATCCAAACAAGATCGTAGTTAGCGCAGCTTTCCTTTCCGCTGACAATGACACGCTCCCAAGTAGTGATCCAACGGGTCCTTTTCCTCCCATTGCTGGTAAGCGGATTTACGTCCGCAGATTACAGGACGTGAGAACGTTGCAGGAGCGCTCCTATAGCATTACCTGTTACAACACAGATTCAAACTCTAGAAATATTATCCGTGATTATGGCTTGCAACCGGATACAAGTTCTGCGGCCATCGACTTTGAGATTGACGCAGAAGAGCCTATAGTCGTAGGTAGTGTAAGTGTTACACCAGCCACGGAAGCGGGCGTTTTCCGAAGCAACAAGATCGAGCTTCGACGCGCAGCTGCTTCTGCAGCTTGGGACAACAGAGGCGCTTATCGAAGTGGGTATCACGCGACTTACAACTACTATCGCCCTGGCGACATTGTTCGCTATCAAAATAAGCACTTTAAGTGCTTATCCGAGCATGTTGCCACAACGACTTTTGAGACAGACAAGTGGGAGGACTGCCTAGTTCACACCAAGAGTGCATTTGCCGCTGAAGATTATTTTAAGAATGCAAAGCCCGTACTCATATTTGATAAAGATTTAGACAAGACCGGCTTAGATAGCAAGCTTGGCTACACAAATGCCATGCTTGATACGGACGCAGAGTTAATGCGTCAGTATCGAACTGCAGTTGATTATCTAGGAGTCTATTCTCTTCTCCGTAGTCTCGGTTTTAGCGACGGGGATGCTCACACGATCCTTTTGCCACGGGACATTAGCACCCGAGAGCGGAACCCTGGCAGCGCCCTGGATGGTATCAGTCCTCCCTCTGGCGCCGCTAACGCATGGGATAACTGGTCGATTCAGTTCCGCCGCCCCAGTAACATCAGGTTGTTCGGCCACGCTTTTGAATGGGCTGGCGCACTTAACTACACAAAGTCACTACCTCAATACCAAAAAGACCTGACGGCTTCCAATAAGTTTAGCTATTACTTTACTAATAGTCTCGGTGGACGGGTCTATGTCAGCGGCTTTAATGAAGAAGGTTTTGCCGTTAGCGCTGCCGGCCTCACTGATCTGCAAACCGGTGAAGTGTTAAGCCCAGAAGGGCTTGGTAGTGACGAGATAGATACTAATGCGCCGACTGTTTTTAACGGCGATGTTCGTGTTAATGGCACTCTCTACGCAAATGCAATTGAGAGCGTACAAGCAGCACTTGTCTATCTGCTTGACGACAACCGGAATGAGTTAAGTCAAGGGCGTGGCATGGGTTGGATTGCTCCTGCTCAAGCCATTACGGGTATGACCGCCGCTAATAAGCTTGCTCAAGCAATACAGTTCAACGAGAGCAATCAGAGTGGCACCGCGCTCGGTCCAACAAGTATAGGAAATCAGGGCTATAGCGGTCCTCATTTTGTTACTCCATACTTTTTGGATTTGTGGAAAGCGCAGAATAGTCTGCTTGGCTCTGTACCGGGTCCTGTCAGAATTTTCGTGAATCCAAGAGCAGTTGCTCCATTGGGTGACTATCCTAATTCTCAGAACAATGAATCCTCTAACTATAATGCGACTATTTCGGATCTTATTACACGCCCGCCTACAAGTGCTGGCACCGCTGTGACCTCTTTGAGTCTTGCTATTGAATACGCAAATCTGGCAATTGCAACCACTACTCAGGTGGAGTACTACTGTGGAGCGGGCATATACCACTACGATGCGTATACTTTAACTTTCGAACATACAGTTCGCATTATTTCTTATAGCTTTGTTGACAACAACCTTCTTGCGAATGGCAGTGCCAGTGGCAGCAAGCCGTTTCTGGGAACAACGAATCAAGGCAGGGGACCCAATAACGACGGCAGGAACGCCCTCACCGGAATCGCGCTCGAAAACTATGTTCGAGATGCAGATAATCACCCCGTCTTCCTGACAAAAATTGAGTATTTTGCTACAAATAATGGCACGCAGGACTTCATTTATATTCGCCCTACACAATTCAATTTTAAGCAAGATGCCACTGTTCAGGGCATCGTTTGGTGGGGCTTGACGACTACACTCCAGCAAGCAACTGGGACCAAAACGGCGAGCAACAAACTCGTGCCTAACAGTTGGTTTAATACAGGTGGAAACATTATCTCCAACGCAAGTCTGCAGACCGTGAATCAGCAGTCTAAAGAAGAGATTGTGAACGCATTTGTCTATCAGATAATGGCCGGCAGGACTGGGAACATTAGCTATCTAAAGACTGAGCCAGTTATTGTAACAAATGGGATCTTGCGTATGCGTGAAAATGCTATTACTGCGCCAGGGTTCCCTCGGTTTAACTTGGGTGCTAATGACGACGGAGCAGTTATTACCTGCAATAGTGATGGTGTCATGCAGATTAGCGGCTTGTATTTAATCGGCAACAACTTACTTGATAATACGGGCTACACGGGACAAGGCGCTATTGGTACACCTCAGTTTTTCGGTGCTACCAGTTATACGCAATATGGATTCGCTCCTTGTCTTTTCTCGGCTGGTCAGAATTCGGCTAACGGCATTGTTACATTTGAATTCTGTGGGTACGGAGAGCCAATCCAACTCGAACCTTCTGACTGGGTGCGCAATACGACATTCTTTAATTGGCATTTGATGACATGGAATTATGAATACATGAGTGACTCAGATACTGCGTATGGTGGTACGCCAACGACTAGCTTTAATTTGAATGGCCCAGGTTTCGCTCATATTGTGGGACCGCTTGCCCGAGAGCGCAGGACTGTCAGGGATACCTTTACCGACTTTAGGACGACGAGTGATAACAGAAAATCAGGATTTGCTGGTAATTTTGGGCGCTACCAGATCCAACTAAGTAATGATACAACGTCAGGGACTTGGCGTATGACAGGACTGTCTAATTTGAGTAACGATGCTGCAAACAGCTCTATAGAAGGGGTGGGGAACATGAATGCCTCAATATCTGGTGGCACTTCGTTCCTATATCAGCAGAGGTCTCTTTTCTTCAGGAAGAATGGTACGGCAATGCAAACCGTTACATCACCTTCGTTAACTGTGCCGTTAATCATTCAGAACGCTCCAACATTTGGACCTACGTCAGCCCAGCTCAACATCAAGTACGCGTTAATCAAACGCGGGGTAGACTATCAAGCGAACTACATGGCCAATAGGCCACTTTTGGGCTGATGACTTCCTCCCCCCCCGAGTTCACAGAGCCTTCTGTTGAAAACTTTCTATCAGATGGAGCTTCTTATTACACTCGCGATAAGCTGATCGTATGGAATCAAGCTCTAAGTAAGTGGGAGGAGCAAGACCTTCCTCCTGGTACTTGATCACTCCCCTCCTCGCTAGACTCAAGGCACCTGTTCTTACAGGTGCTTTTTGCTTTTTAGCGCGATGTCCGCAAATTTTGAGTTCAAGAACTCCGCGCAAAAAGACAAAGAAGTTTCGCCTAATCAGATTGAATTTGGCGAAATCGCCTTAAACTACCACCAGACAGGTCCATTCCTTCAGTGCAAGGATACGTCTGGGCGCGTGTGGCGCATTGGCGGAATTATTGTTGATGAGAATGCTCCTGCTTCGCCTGCAATTGGTGCGTGGTGGCACAAGCCTAGTAATCAACATACTTCATTCTTTAATGGCAGCAATTGGATCAGGGTTTCACAGGGCTCAATTGTAGATAGCGACATTGCGCTTGGTGCAAATATCGGAGTTTCCAAGCTTGCACCGGGCGCCCCTGGGCAGCTAATTCAAACGCATCCAAGCGGCACACTCGTTGAATGGGTTAGCAGTCTGGATCTACCAGGCACGCTCACGGTTAATAGTGATACCGTCTTAAATGCAGACACGGTTATACATGGCGATTTAACAGTAGACGGCACCGTTACGACAATTAATACTGTCGATCTGAGCATCAAAGATAAAAATATCGAGCTTGGTGTCGTACCCACTCCTAGCGACGCTGCCGCAGATACGGGCGGCATCACGCTCAAGGGCACAACCGACAAAACGTTTAACTGGATTAATCTTACTCAGAGCTGGACGAGTAGCGAAAATCTTAATTTAGCATTTAGCAAAACCTATAAAATCAGTGGCATTGATGTACTGAGTGGCACGTCACTCGGCTCTGGGGTTGTAAATTCAAGCTTGACCAGTGTCGGCACCATTGGAACTGGTGTCTGGCAGGGTAGTGCGATTGGTGCGGCATATGGCGGCACAGGGCAAACTTCATACAGCGCTGGTCAGCTGTTGATTGGCAAAACTGATGGAACGCTTGGGAAATCAACGCTAACCGCAGGAAGTAATATAACAATCACAAACGGCAATGGAACTATTCAGATAGCTGCCACAGATACAAACACAACCTACACAGCCGGAGATGGACTCGATCTTACTGGAACGGTATTCAGCGTAGATCTAAAGGCCGGCAGTGGGCTTGTTATCGAGTCCGGCGAGATTGCCCTAGATGCTGATCTAACTGCAATCGCGGGACTAACAGGGACATCTGGCTTTCTTAAGAAAACAGCAGCTAACACATGGAGTCTGGATACAAATACGTATCTAACGGGCAATCAGAATATTACTATTTCCGGTGATGCTGCTGGTTCAGGCACAACATCTATTGCGCTAACCCTGGCAAATAGCGGAGTAACTGCAGACACCTACAACAACTCATCAACAGCCATTACTCCGCTGACGGTGGACGCCAAAGGGCGTATCACCGCAACCGGGACCGCTGTAACAGTGACGCCCGCCTTTAGCTCGATCACTGGCAAGCCGACCACGCTTACTGGCTATGGCATTACAGATGCTCAGCCATTGGATGCTGATCTTACTGCCATTGCAGGTCTTGCTGGCACATCTGGGTTTCTTAAAAAGACCGCAGCGAATACTTGGAGTCTAGACACCAATACTTATCTCACTGGAAATCAGAGCATTTCAATCACGGGTGATGCGACGGGTTCTGGAGCCACGTCAATTACCTTAACCTTGGCAAATAGTGGAGTAGCCGCAGGCACCTATAACAACTCTTCTACGGCGCTTACTCCATTCACGGTAGACGCCAAAGGACGTATTACTGGCGTTGGTTCATCTACAACCATTACGCCTGCATTTGCTTCAATTACTGGCAAACCAACCACGCTAGCTGGATATGGAATTACTGATGGCGTTTCAACGTCTGGCGATCAGTCTATTGCTGGCAATAAGAGTTTTACCGGCATCACAACACTTGCGGGCACAGCTGTTGGTTCTTGGAGTGCTAGCAATACAGATATAGATGGGTTAATTGGTGGTAGCACGTTTGGCTCTCTTTTTGAGGGTGTTAGCAACGGGCATTTCACTATTGGCCTCAGGTCCAACGACGCTGGTGATGGCTTCCAGGTCATCAGCAAGCAGGCTGGCAACGCAACCTACACGCTCAAGTGCTTTGAGGTTCGAGCAGATGGCAATGCTTCTATCGCTGGCACACTGACAGCAGCAAGCTTTTCTGGTAATGCAACCACTGCAACCTCGCTAGCAACAGCTCGAACAATAAACGGCGTGCCGTTCGACGGTACACTCGATATCACAATTCCTACGACACTTGCTAGCGCCGTCACCTTCAATAACGGTGGAGCAGGCGCGGCTTCCGGTAGCACGTTCAATGGCAGCGCGGCGCTGACCGTCAGCTACAACACCATTGGCGCGCCGAGCACAACCGGCACCAACGCCTCCGGCACCTGGGGTATCAGCATCACCGGCAACGCCGGCACAGCAACCACGGCAACATCTGCCACCACTGCAACGAACTGCTCGCGCCAGGTGATCGCCGGCAACGGCTTGAGCGGCGGCGGTGCCCTGTCGGCTGATGTAACGCTGACGGTTGGCGCTGGCGATGGCATCAGCGTTGCTGCCACCTCGGTAGCGGTCAACTCGACCGTCATCCGCACCACAGGAGATCAAACACTCGGCGGCAACAAGACCTTCTCTAGCCCGCTGCTCGCCGCAGCCGGTTCAATCACAGCGCCTGGCATCGCATCATCCGGTGACACCAACACCGGCCTGTGGTGGGAGTCGGGAGACAAGCTCACGGTGGTCGCTGGTGGCGCAAGAGCCGCGTATTTCACAGGAGGCGAGCAGCTCAACTACGGCAACATTTACATCACCACAGCAGATGATGTTGCAGCTGATGCAACAACAACTACCAGGGGATCGGGCACGCTCTTCTTCAGGGGCAAGTATTGGAACGGCACCACATCAGTCAACACTGACTGGAACGCCTTCTACATACCAACTGACACCGCAGGAAACGGTGAATGGAGGCTGCGCAACGGGTCCACGACCCGTCTAACGGTCAACAACAGCGGCACCGTCACCGCTACCACTTTCTCCGGCAGCGGTGCTTCGCTCACCTCTTTGAACGCCAGCAACCTCTCCTCAGGGACAATTCCTGATGCGCGGATCTCTGGTGCATACACTGGAATCACCGCAATCAATGGATCCGGGATAGGCGGAACCAGTGGAGACTGGTGGACAAAGATTCCCCTGGTCTCTGGTGGAGGCGCGATGGAGATCGGGCGATACATTGATTTTCATAGTACCGCCACTGGAACTACAGACTACGACGTAAGGATAGATTGCACTGGAGCCAATGCTCTCAGTATCGGAGCGACTGTAACTGCTACTGGATTCTCGGGATCTGGTGCATCATTAACTTCGCTTAATGCCAGCAATCTTACCTCGGGAACAGTCCCTGATGCTCGGATCTCTGGGTCTTATACGGGACTTGTCAATTTAAGTGGCACTGGAACCTGCGAGTTTGCATCATTCAATGGCACACATTCTGGAGGTGGAGCAGGTCTAACTGCACTAAACGCCAGCAATCTTTCTTCAGGGACTGTCCCTGATGCTCGGATCTCTGGTGCTTACACTGGAATTACTGCAATCAATGGATGGGGGATAGGAGGAACCAGCGGAGATTGGTGGATAAAGATACCTGTCATCTCTGGTGGAGGAGTGTTGGAAATAGGTCGATATATTGACTTCCATAATTCTGCTACCGGAACAACAGATTATGATGTAAGAATAGATTGCACCGGAGCCAATGCTCTCAGTATTGGAGCAACTGTAACTGCTACCGGATTCTCTGGATCTGGCGCATCACTAACTTCACTCAACGCCAGCAACATCAGCTCCGGCACCATTGGCGATGCCTATCTCCCGGCCACTATCAGTTCCAGTATTACCGGCAACGCAGCAACCGCGACAACTGCATCCGCTTGCTCCGGTAACGCAGCCTCCGCCACGCTGGTCTCGACCGTCACAAACGCCACCGGCACCGGGACGTTCTACATCCCGATGGTCAACTCGAACGTAGCGGGCAACCGTCAGCTGCAAATTAACACTGCTGGCTTCGGGGCGCTGGCTTATAACGCGGCCACGTCAACCATCCTGGGCAACATTTCCGGTGAGTCAGGAAGTTGCATTGGCAACTCGGCAACAGCAACAAGACTCTCCAGCTCCCGCACATTCCAACTAACTGGAGACTTGTCGGGAAGCGTCAACGCCGACCTCTCAACCGGATTCACGATTTCCGCTTCAGTAAGCGACAACAGCCACAACCACGACACCAGCACTCTCACTAACGTAACCAGCGGCAGTTACACGCCGACACTCACCAACACCGCCAACATCTCCGCCAGCAACGTTGGAAGTGGCAATTTCCAATACCAAAGGGTCGGCAACATCGTGTCCGTCTGTGGCACGGTTTCGCTCACGCCAAGCAGCAGCACCGCAAACTTTGAACTGCGTATCACCTTGCCGATTGCTCCGGCTACTTTCGCCAATACCACGCAGGCTCACGGTGTTGCCGGGGACGACGGCAATACCATTAACGGCAGGGTTGTTTCGGTTGGCAGTACGACGGTCGTGGCCTTCATCGGTCGCTCCACGACCACCGGCACCAGCCGCTCCTGCGGCCTGTCCTTCTCGTACCGGATCTGATCATGACCAAGCAGATCATCAGCTACACCTACATCACCGAACCCAAGGAGATCATCCTCACCTACGATGACGAAACAACCGAGACCTTCACTGAAGACGACGCCGAACGTTACGTCGAGCTGACCGGACGCCCGGATGATGCCACGGCTATCGGCTGGACCTATACTTCAACCGCCAACGAGGACACCGATGTCTGAACTCAAGCAGAAACTGACCGAGCTGATCGAAGCCTTCGCCGTGGCTAGGGCCACCGGCAATCAACTTCTCACCCAGAGCGCGGCTGGTGGTCTAATTCAGTTCCTAGAAGGCGTCGAGATCATCAAGTTTGAGCCCGAGGCCAGCCCCAAGGAGGCAGATGGCAGTCAAGAGTAAGGTCGGCACTGCTCGAATTGAGCATCAAGCTGGACGACCCAAAACAACAAGTATTGGTTACGGCCAAAATTCTCGCCCGCGTCGTCGTGGCAAGAAGAAAATGCGAGGTCAGGGTCGCTAGCCTATTGAGGTAGCCATTGCTGCCATGATCGAAGTCATAGCCGCAGTGGCCGGCGCATCTATTTCTGTTGCTGCCATGGGTGCAATGGGATTTAGCCGCAAGTCAGACGAGGCGCGAGACGCCGTGATCAGATTGACTAGTGCGGTAGAACACATTGCAACACAGTTGGAAGTCTTGCATTCGGATATCAAGGAGGATCGAAAGGAATTCTTTTCGCGTTTGAATACAGTTGAGCAAAGGGTCTCTAAACTGGAAGTGCGTCCACCCTCTTGCTAGTTCCGCGAAACTGCTTTTTGCGTTAAAGCCTTTTCGATTGGCCAATTATATTTTTCTATTCTTCTGGTCACAGTGCCTTTATGAAGGCCAAGCCGCCTATCCCATTCAGCTGCGCATAAAGTTAGACCATTTAAGGTGTAGCACCTGTTATTTTGCTTGTTTTGAGCTTGCTGCCTTGGCGTAGCCCACCTTACGTTTCCTGGCTCATAGTGACCATCATTGTCAATACGGTCAAGACTTGTCCCGTCGGGGCGTGGACCAAGGGAATTGAAAAATTGCTCAAAAGAAGAAAATAAAAATTTTATACCCCTTTCTTTGTAATTTATTTTATTGGTTGGATGATAAGGGTTGACGCAGCGTCTTTTTGCGTCATGGTAGGCCATGTATTCCACTGGGTATATCGCATGAAAACCGCGCATTGCTTCATTTGCGCAGTCTCTAGAGCAGTATTTGCCTTTGCCCTGCCTTAGTCGCCATTCGGGCGTCTCAAAGCTGGTAGCGCATTGCTGGCACACTACAGTGGGCATGAAGACCTCAGTACAGGTTTTCCATGGCAGGGTGTTAGCGCACGCCTGCCTTTCAACAATCTTAACAAGTCATGGACTTTTTGAACCATCCAGCAACGTGGATCGCTTTAGCAGCGGCTTCCGAGCTGATTGCTTTGTCACCCTTGAAGGACAACAGCATTATTCAATTGCTTTTTCGCACTCTTCGTGCAATTAAGCCAAAGCAGCGCTGAGCATCAAATGCCAATTCAACTCCGCGATGCTGCCAAGCACTTCAAGCAGTTGCCGCATCAATTAGCAGCATGGGACTGGCTGCAAGAGCACCTGTCCACTGAGCTGCTTGATCAGTTCGCGGAGATGTATCGGGCAGATCCAGTACAGAAGCAACCCCTGCCACCGGCATGGTTGGCGCCAGCGCTGAAAATCATCAGAAAGTGGGAGGGGTGCAGGCTTGAGGCGTATCTCTGCCCCGCTGGTGTACCCACAATTGGGTATGGGGCGACAAGAATGATTGATCGCGCCGTGCGAATGGGTGACAAAATCACTCAAGAGATGGCGGATGAGATACTTCAAAATGAAGTTGAAAATCTTTTTGCGCCCGGTGTTTTTGAATTGCTGCCAGTAGTAAAGAAATGGCGCGCAGAGCAAATTGCTGCAATCGTTAGCTTTGCCTACAATGTTGGGCTTGGCGCATTAGAGGAATCCACCTTACGTAAAAGAATCCTTGCAGGAGAGGATCCAAGTAAAGTCGTCATAGAAGAACTTCCCAGATGGAACAAGGGCGGCGGGAAAGTACTCGAAGGACTTGTTAATCGGCGCAAAGACGAAATAGCGCTTTTTGTTGGCAATGAAAACAAGGAGGTCGCAAAATTAAATCCACTATGCTCGTTCACTTATCGCATTACTCCGCACATAACGCTTGGCGAATTTGCTCTAAACAAAGAAGAACGTCGTTTTGATCATCAGTATCAACTTGACACAGCAGCTGAACTCGCCGCATTTCTGGAGCGTGTTAGGACGGCCTTTGGTGGTAAACCATTGATTATCACGAGCGGATACAGGCCGCAGAGCGTTAACAAGGCAGTTGGCGGGGCGTCAAACAGCGAACATTTATATGGCGCTCCCAGTGTGGGAGCTGTTGATTTTTACGTAGACGGCGCTGATATTTATAAAGTGCAGGAATGGTGCGATAAGAACTGGCCCTACAGCCTTGGCTATGGGGCGCCGAAGGGATTCGTGCATTTGGGGATGAGGAATGGGCGTCCTAGGGTCAGGTGGGATTACTGATGGCAGTCCGATGGATCTATTGACTGCTTTAGCTCAAGATTTTTTTGCAGATTAAGCAGAAGGGCGCACCTTCTAATCGCATTTTGTTCGATTTTTTGCAGTCTCCCCCTAGAAAGATTTGTTGCATCGCAAATTTCCTTCCATGGCGTCGGAGGATCTTTCATGCGCTCAAGAACAACAATTCTACTGGTGCCATCTAAATACATATCAATTGCCGCATAGACCTGCTCAATTTGCAATTTCTGTTCAAGGTTTTCTAGCGTATTCGAGTGGCGGCTATCAGATATTATTTCCACTAATGGGGAGCTTGATTCATTGTCGTTCGCTTGCTTGTCAAGGCTGGATAAAACTTTTGGAGCGGTTGTTGCATTTTTTATTTCTTCTACACTAAGTCCAGTTCTATCAGAAAGCTCTTGGATGGATGGCTCTCTTCCGAGTTCTTTGCAAAGCTCTTCCATCATTTTTGCAATTTTAGCTATCGCATCGTGAATTCCAATTGGTAGGCGGATTGACAAATCACTGCACTGCATTGATCTCTGTATCGCTTGCCTGATCCACCAATAAGCATATGTACTCATCGCATACCCTCTTGTCGGGTCAAATTTTT